CATCAATCTCAATGTTGCCCAGGAAGGTGGAGAATGACTCCTTCCTAACCTGAGGACCTGTATTCTGCACTCGAATCCCACGAGAAATCGGCGCCGATACATTAAGATCGGCAGCCGCGCCGCGAGGTTCGCGACGTGGGCGACGACGCGACCGTTGCGCGCCGTTTTGCTTCCTTCTCAAAGCTCGTTTTGCGTTTCGACGTCGGCGTCGTTCGAACTGCGCCTTTGTCGGAACTGTGATCTTGGTAACCATTGGTATTTCTTCGTTGATTGTAGTCGCTTTACAACTAAACCCTCCACAAACCCATGGTGCGAGGCATTATTATACCAAGCCTCCATACACCGCTGTTCGGCGACAGAAATACCAAAGGCGAGGGCAAACGTAGCCCGTGCCTGGTGATTGATAGGTTTTGGAACCGGATTGGAATAAGGTTCACGTGCAGAAGGATGATCCTCATGCAATGTGACCCCTCGCACACCTCGTCCATGACGCTGTAAATACATAGCGAGGGCTTGCAAGACGGGTACACCGTCATTACACGCCATCTCAGCTTCGCCAACAGCAGTCAAATAACCGAGCCATGAAGACCCAGTGAACGGGGCGACCGAATAAGGCACCCTCGATGCAACCCTAATCGGCTTCCGGACCATACGCCATACGCCTGGTCTTAGTTCTATCGGCTTGCACTGACAGAACTCGACATCATAAATGTCAAAAACCACCTCAATCTTGGTTCGAAAACCAAAATGGGGGAAAAACCATTCGGCATCATCAATGAGGTCATCTAAGGAACCCCTTGATAAGGCGATAACACTATCATCACCATTGATCAATATTTCGTGATCAATGCCTTCGAGCCACTCCTCAAGCAGTACATAATTCGTGAGAGAGTCGCCAAGTGAGGTGTTGAACTCACCACTCATCTTACGTCCAGTACAGCTAAACCGATGACCGTTGCGCGTAACAACATTGTTGCGCAACTGCGCGTTGAGAAGGTCACAAAACTCCCCGTCTCCGGGGAAGCAACGCATATAAGATTCGATCTCGGCACGGATCCACGGGGTAGTCAGGCTAGCG